GCAATAATATCAACTTTACTCATTCTTCCTCTAGACATACTCTACGTCATGCTAACATATATTTACAAAAAAGGGGACCCTTTTGAGGTCCCCTGTGTTGTTTTGTGAACCTAACTCACATGAGGTTTTCAACCTTAACACGGCGGTAGTACTGGTTACGACCTGCGGTGAGAAGCTCAGCGTCAGGAGCACCATTTGCCTGTACAACGAATGGGTTAGCAACCATGCCGTAGCGGGTTTTAAATCCAATCTTGGGTTGGAAGGTGTCAGGACCGATTGAACGAACCATCTGGAGGGGAACATATGGGCAGTAGAATAGACCTGCGTCATATGGTGAAGTGCCCTTATAACCAACAACATAGTAGTGGCTATTTGATACGTTTGCAGAATAAGGATCAACAAAGACCTTGATTCTACCGTTCATGGTTCCAACTAGAAGATTACCAGTGTCATCTACTTCACCGATGGAAGGACCACCAGCACCAGTTAGACCTGAAGAGTAATCAAGTACACCAGCCATTGCGAGAGCAGAAGCAACATCAGCAGAAGTGATGATGAAGTTGCCCTTTCCTCTACGTGTCTGCTGTGCAATAGCGTTAGCATCACGCTCAACTTGGAACATTAGACCTTTGAATTTCTCAACTGACCAACGACCGTTGCTGTCAACGTCAAGGTCAAAACGACCAGCGTTGGCAACATTGTTTTGAGCACCAGGCTTAGCGATGGTGTAAACAGTACGAACAACTTCGCGGTTGATTTCAGCAAGAATCTCAGAAGAGAGAATATTGGCAAGTTCTTGCTCAGCATCAAGACCATGGATTGCCTTAAGGTCTTGTGCTAGTTCCAGAGTGTACTCAGCCTTGAGTGCTCTTGACTGTGCAGTAACAGCAGTCTTTTCAATGCTGAATGACATTTCGCGGAAGAGTTTGCCGCTTTCGCCTAGTTGCTCAGCATCTTCACGTGGCATTGGTTTTACACCACGCTCGTATGTACCAGCAGGTGAATCATTAAGAAGACCTGGGTTTGAACCAGCGGTTGGATTAGCAGTGTCATATGCGTTAGCAGTTGCATCGTAACCAGCAGAGAAGTCTGTATCTGGCTCATTAAAGAGTGCTTCAACACCACCACGACCTTCGTAGTGTGACTTCATTGCGAAGATGAGTCCAGTAGGACCGCTCATTGGTTGAACACCGCAAATATCATAAGCAACGAGGTTAGGCATTGCTCTGCGGATTAGGGAAATCATTACAGGATCAAATCCAGCAAGACCACCAGTTTGAGTGGTTAGACCAGAACCTGATAGTGCGTTACCACCGATAGCGCCAACAATATTACCTGCTGCACCACCTGTTTCCTGTAGCATACCGCGCTCTTCGCGCATGAATCTTTCTTGGTTTTCTAACAGAACAGCGGTGACAGCCTTTCTATAATTGTCCTTGATAGCGCCTGCGCTCTCATGACCTAGAACAGGTGCCCACTTTTCTGTTAGAGCTTGTGCGTTAAACATTTGTTTGCTCCGTTAAAAGTAGGGGGGGTTTAATAATTGTCATTTCCAGCGATTGAGTGCTTGGAGATATTGTGCCATTGCTGGTGTAATCTCTTCGCTTTCCACTGGTGATTCATCAGCAACTTCTCTTCCAGTTGTTGAAATTGATTCTTTGAAGTATGACTCCTTAATGGTTTTTACCTTTCTGGAGAATTCTTCTTCCGAAACAAAATCAAGACCTTCAGCAAGTGCTGCAAGTTTTTCCTTCTGAGTATCTACAAGACCTTCCGAAACATTGTTCAGAATGTTCTTTTTTGCAGACTCATTAAGGCGATTTTGTAATTTCACATTAGCTTTGACCTGTTCGTCTAGGCGCTCTTCCATTTCACGAATTTGATCAACCATACCTTCTACCACATCAATTTTATCGTCTGGGATAGAGATATAGTGCTCTTCAAAGAGACTTCTGAGACCTACAATAAAGTCTTCAGTAATCTCATTTCTGATACCACGATCAATGGCTACTTGGTTTTCTTCAAGCCACTGGTGGATAGCGTAGTTTACAGTGCCATTAACTTCTTCCGAAAGTTCTGTCTTGATCGCTTCTACTTGCGCGTCAAGTTCGTTGGCAAAGTGTTCTACAAGTCTGTCATACTCTTCTGAAATTTTTGCTTTAACAGCAGCTTCAAAAATAGTCTTTGCTTTCTCTGCAAATTCTTCAGAGAGTTCTGTTCCCTCTAAGAGGGCATTTACGTCATCAGAGACATCAAGATTTTCAAACGCTGGTTTGATAGGATATGTAACATTTGGACCCTTCTTAGTTCCATACGCAACTTCTGCACCAACTGATGGTTGTGGATCTTTACCAGGCTTGCCTGATGTAGAAGTAACACTACCATCTTGTGAGATAGGAGCAGCTGCTTTAGCACCAGGATTCTCCTCTCCTTCTTCTTTATTTGAATGAAGAGGTTCTGATTGCGAACCACCAAGATCAGTCATTGACTGACTAGGTGCTACTGAAGTTGGAACCGTTGGTTGTGGATCTCTTCCACTACCACGCTGTTGTGGATCACCCGAAATTGCTGTGGGTTCAGAACCAGTAGCAGGAATAACCGAAGCAGTTACACTAGGCATGGGATCCTGTGCTCCCGCTTCCATAACGATTTGCTGCTCGCCCAGAAACTCCTCAAACTTTTCGTTTAACATGTCTGACATCTTGAGTCCTTCCGTAAATCTTATGAATTATCTATGTTTATTTATTAAATTACAAACCTGTGAGGAAGTTTTGGAACACCTGAAGTGTTCTCTCCTCTAGGTTTCTGCGATTTGACTCGCTCAAATACTTTTGATATTTAGCAACCTTTGCTTCTTTTAAAATACCGTTATCCCAAATCCACTCTTTGCCTTCCATGATTCCATTAACAAATGCATCAGGCGCGGAAGGATCTGCAACAATATCAGCAGCAGTAGCAAGCATGAAATCATCCATAACATAACTAGTGTTTTCACGCTTATCAATACTACCCATACCACGAGAAGAAACTCCAAGTTGTACTCCTTCTTCTAGAAGTGACTTGGCGATCTTACCCATGGGAGTATCTAAGATTTGTGCTTTACCATAGAAGTTAGTACCTTCTGCTCTAAGCTCGGTAATTCTGTGTGATACTCTGTCAAGGTTAACAGTAGGACCATCAGGATGACCAAGTTCACCAAGAGCACGTTTTGTTTTAACATACTCTTCATTGTAGCGATTAACTTCTCTTTCTAAAACAGAAAAAGGATAAACGCGACCGTTTCTATTCTTCAGTTCAGACTGAAGAAATACCCCTTCAATGTACAGTTTTTTTGAATCGCCGTTTCCTTCAACGATTACCTGTACATTTTCAATTGTTTCCGTTATCAGTTTCATCGGTTTCTGTTTCTACTGGTTCATCAAAGAATGTATTAGCAACACTCTGTTTATAAAGAGACAGAGTTTCTGATGCTTTTGCATAAAGCAAATCATGAATAGAATCAATTGCCTTTGCTCTTTCGCTGTTTAAAATAGATGATATAATATCAACTACTCCAGATTCAGGATTTGCCTGATTCATTGTATTTTCCATAACGTTATATTTTATTTATTAGTTGATGAAGGTTTAGGTTGAGCTTTCATCATTTGCAATTGTTTTTGGTGGGCGTCATCTGATTTTTCTTTTTCTCTTTCATGAGAATCATCTGCTTGCTGTGCTTGGATTTCTGGTTGGAAAGCACTATTTTGACGATCCATCATATCAAAAGTATTGATATCTGCTGGATTCATTGATAGACCAAGATCAATTTCTCGGCGCATCTGAGTATCAATTTCTCTATACTCTTTTTCAGTTTGATTTAAAATTTGTTTACGAATATATTCAATAGAAAAGTATTTACCAACAAAAGCATCCATTTGTGTTGCAAGATTGATACGTTGAAGCATCAACTCTTGTTCTTTTAATTCATTAAAATGATTATCAAAAAGGTAGTCATATTGAATATGCTCCTTCATGTCATCCCAATCTTCTGGTGAGATAACACCCTTAAGGATTAGTTGGGTCTTGAGAATATCGTGGAATAGTTCTGAGAAACGTTTGCGGAGACGACCGATGAATTTAGTGAACTTGAGTTCATCCCTGAGAACCTCTGTGGTCTTACCAAGATTAAACCCTTTGTTGTCATCCGTAAGGCGGGAAGGTGGTAGGTTGAGTGAGTTGTAAAGTTTCTTTTTGAAATACTCAACGTCCTTGAGTTCACCAAGGTTCTGACCGCCTGGGAGTGTAGTAATTTCAGTTCCTCTACCACCTTCACGGCGAGGGAGCCAGAAGTCTTCAAGCATTGACATATGCTTTTTATCATCACGGATCTCTCCTGTGCTAGCATCGTAAACAAGTTTATTTCTATAACGTGCCATCACGTCACGGAGATATTGTTCTGCCTTGACTTTTGGTAGATTTCCTACATCAATATAAAAAATTCTACGCTCTGGTGCTCTTGACAAACGATAGATAACCAGCGCATCTTCAATCATGCGTAACTGATTTAGTGACTTAATGCCTTTATGAAGGAAACTCAAATGCATTCGTTTGTTTAGATCCTGCACTCCAGAAGAACAAAATGCAATTGAGTCTGCAGAAATTTTAATTCCCTGGGAATTTGACATATCTCCAACAGGACCAAGAGCTCCTCCTCTTAAATATCCTTTTGGGTTGTAAAGATAATAATCAATATAGTTCCCCCATTCATATTCCAGAGCAGATCCTTTCAGTGCTCTGTTAACTCTTGGGTCTTGTGATCCGTCGCTAATCTTTTGTCTTACTTTGCGAATCTTCAACGGATCAATATAACGAAGTTCAAGAATACCTTTCTTTGGATTATCTAGATCAATTACTTTATGATAAAATAATCTTCCATCAATGTACCAACTACGCACAATTTCATGAGCGCGGTTATCAAAATTCAACATTTGTTTGATTTTATCAAACTCATCACGAATTCTTTTTTTTACACCTGCACCAACATCAAGATTGTTGAGATCAATCTCAACGCAACTATCATTGGCATCACTTACAACAAATTCATTTACAATCTCATCAACAGCAGAATCTACTTCTGGATGAAGAGACATATCTCTATATCTACGAACAAGTTCATATTCGTTTCTCGCGGTAGCGTCAGTATCTACGTATGTTCCAAAATATCCACCCGCTGCAATAGAGACTGGTTCATCAGCGGAAGGAGGGACAGGGGATTGTCCCTTCTGTCCCTCCTTGCGGTTAATTTGGAAGCCAAATAATTGACTCATTATTATTCAATTCGGAATGCTTCTATTATTTATGGGATAGAAATTCCGCTTGCTCCAGAGGTAGTATCACTATCATCGCCAACTGTCCAATATGAATACTGGAATTCAGCTGTAAATTCTTCAATCTGGTCATTGCTGTCATATGCAAGATCAATTGCAGAGGCACTAGTTGGGAATGCATACCATAATTTGTATGATCTTAATTCCTTACCATTACTCTGATCATCTTTCTCAAGTTGTCTAATGACTACTGTGCGACCATATGCAGTTGGATCAACAATATTAGCAGTGTTTGCTTGATGAGTATTGATTTGATTTAACCATGATTCAAAATATGCACGAACTTTCATGTCCTTATCATTAATGAAAGTTGCAGACCAATTATCAAATGTTCTGTCTCCTGCAATTTTTACCGTTCTTCCACGGAAGGGAACTTCAATAACACCTACGTTAGATGCAGGCAGGGCAGCAGACTTACACATAAATGTGACGATCTCCTGATCTGCGCTTACTGCCGAGGGGAACTGAATGTCCACCTGGAACATGTTGGGTCTAACACCCTGCTTTACTTGTTGAAGAAACCCCGATACGTTACTAGTGATTGCCATTGGTTTAAATTACTCCTTCTTTATATTTAACGAAGATCAGCGTCCAACGACTTCGCTGAACGAAACTCCTGTCCTAGTAGCAGTAAATGTTACCGTTACGTAGTTGATGGAGCGAGCAGGTTTAATGAAAAGTTCAGCAACAAATTCGTTGCGGTCAATTACATCTGCGGTGTTGTTGGTAGAATCACAAACAACTAAGAAATCAGTAATTCCTTGTTGCGCTACAACATCATTCAAATAAGAATTGATAGTTGCTAAGAATGAGGAACGTGTGATTTCATCATTGATTTCAAATAGAACTCCTTTAGCGAGATTCTCAACTCTCTTCTCAATATTCAAGAATAGACGACGAACGTTGATTCTATCAAATGCTGAAGGTGAAGCAAGAGCAGTCCTGTCTCCAAATAAAACAGCACCACTTCCTGGGAAAGTTACGATAGGATTGATTCTATTTTGGTAGAGTTCATCTCTATCTGCTTTGTTAGGATTATAAGCAAGTTTTACAACATTGCGAATACCACCACGATTCAATCCAGCAGGAGAAATCCAATCCGCATTAGATGCTGATGTATTAACACATAAACCAGCAACATCACCATTACATGCTACATAGCGATACTTATCAGTAAAACGATCATACATGTACTTATAACCACTATCAATAACAGCATACGAAGTTGAAGTGATGCTATTAAAGAAGTTTAACATATTTGTTCTTTGCTGAGTTGCCGACAAAGCAGATCCACCAGATCCAATTAGATTGCCTTTGTGTGGTGATACAAATGCAATACAATCTTTTCTCGCTGCAGCGATTGCCACTACTTTTTGAGCTTTTGATAGTGTATCTGCTTCGGAAGATAGTGATCCACCCATTAATACAAAATCAATTTCAACTTCTTCTGTATCAAGAAATAAATCATATGCAGCGTTTACTTCTCCTGGTGTGTATGGAAAATCATCAACACCACCAGAAAGAGTTGTTTTGTTATTTGCAACAAGTAAAAACTTAGATCCAGAAGTTAGAGTTGAGGAAGTAACTCCAAGTGATTTACCGCCGCCAGCCGATACTGGTTGGATTGTATTTATTAAATCATTACCATGGAAAATATACTCTGACTCTGTATTGATAATTGATTTATAATAAGTTGCAGATCCTTCTGTGCTCTTTCCATCTAATAGTTTGGAAAGATATGTAAATCTTTCTAAGATTGTGTTTGCTGCTCCAGAAACAGCCCCAGTTGTGTCAATAACTGCAACGTGCATTTCATCATATGAAATTCCTCTTTCTGATGCATATGCAGATGTCCCAGGACGAGGACCAATTGCTGCTAGTTTTAAACCAGTAGTTCCAATCTCAGTATTTGTATACCAGTCCTTCACGTTTGTGATATTGATATTACTATTACTTACAGAGTTAATTGTTACGTTTAGTGGAGCAGTAGCACCAGTTCCCAGATTAGCAGCGGGACATACTACAACGTTTCCAGATTTATAACCAACACCTGCTTGAGTGATAGCAACGTTTGTTACGGAACCGCCAGCATTAATTGTAACTGTTAATCTTAAACCAGAACCATCACCACCAGTTGGATCAACAATATGAATTCCATTTTGTGTTCCAACTCCATTGTAAGCACCAGCTGTTACTGCTGTTACTAGACCATCTCCTGGTTCATCAAAAATATCAGATGTTGTGATAAGTGATGCTGGGTTATCTAAAATAACAGCAAGTTCTTTTGTTGATGCGTCCCAAGAATAAATTCTACCTGCTTTATTACTGACGGTTGTAAATGGTGTATTAAGTGCAGTTGTTGCTGGAGCAGATGCTAGAGTTAGGATCTGGTCAGGACCACGATCAACTACAACAACTGTTAATGCGTCGCCCCATGTTCCAGCAGTTCTTGCTGCAAATATTGCAGAAACGCCAACACCAGATTCATAATCTACATCATTTTTAATCAGAACTCCACCACTTGAAGTTGAATTGAGTACTCCAGTTTGAGCTCTTACAACAGCAAGTCTGCCGCCGTATCCTAGAAATTCTGATGCAACTAGCCAATCTTCGGCATTTCCTTCTTGTGGCGTACCGAATGTTGCTACTAATTCTTTTTGATTTGAAATTGAAACAATTTGACCGATAGGTCCTTTTTGGAAAGACGAAGCAAATGCAGCAGTAAGAGCAGAATCTCCTACAATAACAGCATTAGTTAGGTCGCGTTCCCTGAGAACAACACCAGGCGAGACTTGACTAGCCATTTTTTTACCTCTTAGATATCAAATTTATCTAAATCTATTTAGAAATTCATCACTCTCTAAGGGGGAAACAATGCATGAACATATTACCAGTCGGGGTAGTTGATTTCAAAAGACTTCTGATCAACTTTTCTGGATTTGATTACTCTATTGACTGTACACTGTTTACATTCATATGAATACGAAGATGGTAAAGACCTTTTATTTCTTCGGATGAGATAAAAATCGGAAACTAAATCTTTTGTTTCTCCACATACTCTGCATTTCCTTTCATTAAATAGCAGATGCTCCAGAGAAAATTGATCTTCTATATCCATCAGTAGTTCCACATGTATGATACTTCTTCTTGAGTATTACCATATTCCCAGAGGGTTCCGTCTGCATCAACGAAGGTGTCATCACCCAGACCGTCATCAATAAACCCAAAAGGAGCCATGTCTTGCTCAATTTGATTTCTTTGTTCTTCATAGATTCTTCTTCTTACATCTTGGTCAGTCATCTCCTTGAAATACTCTTGCATTACTAACCAAGAGAATAATACAAGGCACATTACCAAGTCATCATGATATCCTTCGTCAGCTTCCCACGCTTGTTTACGTTGAATGAATGTAGTAAGTTCTTGTAGAATTTCAAAATCTTGAAATATTAATTTATCTTCCTCAATAATTGCTTTGAGATTAGCACAACCAAGCTTCTTAACAGTCACGCTCATCTTGACACCGAGTTGAGTTTTGGTTCCTGAAAATCCTTGTCCAACAATTTGTCCTGCTCTACCGCGCATTGCACACATGAGAACATTGGGATATTCTAAATCATAGTTGAGAGTAGCAGCAATACTATCTCCAATATCATTTACTTCTACTAAAATGTGTGGCGTATAATATTCTTTTGCTACTTGAAAAATTATAGACGGAAACAATATAGGTTTAATCTCATTATTTCTATACTTTGCAACGATTTTATACGGCATCGTGGTGATATCAAACACGACAAAAGCAGAGTAGTCGCCACCGATACCTCTGGCAACATCAACAGTAATAATATATTCGTGATTTTCTTCTGCTCTCTGATAAATGTCAAGTCCTGCATTGGATGTAATTGGGTCTGAAAATGGTATGTTTTGAAGCTTCGCTGGATTGATAAGTGTATCCGCAGATCCAAGAAAGTCACATTCAAATTCTTGTGCGAATTGTCTTTTAGAAGTATTCTTAAGTGTCTCTTCTTTCCACTTGGCATCTCTACCAGGGACTTGTGACCAATGAACTTCGTTAGTGACATATCCATTCTTTCCACGCTTAGCATCTTCCCACATTTTGTAGAAGTGGTTCATACCGTTAGGCGTTGAAATGATCATTACTTTCGTGCTTTTACCAGAAGTAATAGTAGGATAAACAGAGGCAAAGAATTGTTCAGCAACATGATTTGGGACGAACGCGAACTCGTCAAGAAAGAGGATGTTAAAAGACATACCTCGGACAGCAGACGCAGACGTAGAAGCAGCCAGAATTTTTGATCCATTTTCTAACTCTACATTACCCTTATTCCATACCAATACGCCATGTTGCATCCACTTAGGTAAATTTTCATAAGCAAGTTGAAGTCTACCTAGGAGCTCCCTTGCGGTGGAAGCTTTATTAGCCAGAATACCAATATTAACGCTATCAAAGAATATTGCATAATAAAGCAAGTAAGCAACAACCGTAGTGGACTTTCCTGTTTGCCTTGGGAGTTTTGCGATGTTAAATCTGTTTTCATGGAAGTCTTGCAAAATCTTCTTCTGAAAATCATACATCTGGAATGGTACTAAACCTTCGTCTAGTGAGATAATCTTAATATAATTTTCAGCAAAATAAACTGGATCATTTTTACACTTGACCCATTCTTGAATTTGTTTTTTTGTAAATGATATTTGGGTTCCTGCCTTCTTTAGATTAGGATTGCCCAAATAAACTTCACTTGAAGACACAATAAAACTCAGTCGCTATCTAATATTTATAGGGTAATCTTCTTCCAATCCTTTCAATCTTTTTGCCCATGTTATTCCACTTGTAGAACCTTTACATGGATTTATACAAGTCTCATCATCAATAGTATTACAAACCAACCCAGCAAGATCGTGTGGATCTCCTTCCTTACCTGTACCAGACCAATAATGCTGTTCATTAATCCATATAGCACCACATTTAGGACAAGTCTTTGTGTTCATTATTGTACTCCTTAAATAAATTTTGAAATTGCGTTGCATCCCTCGCCAGTTGCCTTTTGAGTTTCCAACCCATCCATTTCATCTTACCCCTAATAAACGCATATCGCACTTGGAGGTCAGCATAAACAAAAAGATTCATCGTTTCTTCAAATCCAGCGTATGCCACTAGAATTCCTAAGAACACAACAATGAAATAAAAACCGTACATATGGTATCTCTCTGTTACAGTTATTATAAGATATGTAGGAAAAAAAAGTGTAACAAAAAGTAACTTTATAATAAGTATGTCTTAACGCACATATAAGTCAAACTGTTTTTCTTTTACTCAGAAGAGACCAAAAATCTTTTTGTTTTGTACCACCGTCATATTTCCAGGCGTATCCTTCGCTGATCATTTTATTATTGACTGATATTTCTTCGCCGTTAATATACAGGTGTCCGATGATACGACCATACTTCTCTGTGCTATCTGGAAGTTCAGTCTTAATCAGAATATCTTTAGCACCCTCTAGGTGTTTTTTCAACCATTCTTTTGATTCAAGTCCGAGTTTCTTTTCGTATTGGTCTTTTGTCCTGCTCTCAGGCGTGTCAATGCCCGCAAGGCGAATTCGCTTACTGAGAGAGATATCAAAACCCAAATCAATGTCAGCGTCAATAGTGTCGCCATCTACTACCTTTGCAATTGAACGAATTCTGTAAATATACGGATCTTTAGTGTCCGCCATCTTTCATTTCCTCGTGTGCCATTCTTAGTATGTAGTAAATGACATACAGAGTAAAGACTAGACCTGTACCGAGGATTGTGATTACACCCCAGGGAAAATCATTTGGCATCGTG